TGAAACTTACTCCTATAAATTCTTTCAACTAAATCTCTATATAGAAATTCCTTTATGATTTTTCCGGTAGACTCTGCTTTACAGTTGATGAAGCAAAGGTCATAACGCACTATCCAGGCGCACAAGGAAGCTAAATAAGCATTTGAATTAAACTTGCTTCTGTACTTCCCATTTATAAGATTCTCCCAGGTAGCATCCTCACAAAGTAAGAACACTCTGGCGTTATGATCTTTAGCTCTTTGAAACTCACGCTCAAATCTAGCTCTTGAATGAGTAAAGCACTGTGCCAACTCGTCAAGATTCATCTTGCGTTCTATCACCAACGGCGCTGCGACTGTGACACCTGGTTTATAAAGCCATTCCCCATTAGGTAATTGTGCGTTATAGGTATAATCGCCGTAGGACAATGTAGCACGTTCGTAAGGTATTCCAAACGATTCATAGCGCTTCTTAGCTCTCTCAGTCTGTTGTTCTCTGCTGTCGATCAAAATTTTCATTGAGTCCAGCATTGCTAATTTGTCGTAAGTATTCATTGATCCCCCATCAATCTGTAAGACTTAGAAAGGCAGTTCTTCAGCTATTCCATCAGGAACATTTACAAAATCCGTACTGCTGTTGGTCTTTGCTTCTCCGTAACCGTTCTTAGTCTTAAACTTTGCTTCTCCGGCCTTACCTTCCCTTACTGCCTGGACTGATACAGGATATCTGACCTCTGTATAAACAACCTCTTTTCCATCAATGACATTGCCTGTCTCACCGAATACAAGACCGATCTTCTTGCCTTTCCACTTTGTTTCGTCCCAGTCCCATGTATAACCTTCGTTGGACTCTTCCAGGGCGTTAGGCCACTTAGCAAAACTGTTCTTAGTCCACTGGTCTTTTTCTGATCCATCATCTTTAGGAAGCCAAAGAACAACCTTACCTTTGTACTTCTTATCCTCATTGGTGTTGTCTTCGTACTGCTTCTTAAAGAAGCCTTTGTACTCACCTTCTGCAATATCAAACTGAATATGCAGTCTGTCTGAATTGCCGTTAGTCCCTGTCTCCAACTTCACACCGAGTATGTCTGCTACATACGCTCCCTTTGGTAACTTCTCTCCTCCCTGGTACTGTGCGGCCTTCTTAGCCTCGTCATAGCCATTAAATTTCTGCATTTACTTGTCCTCCTTCTTAGTGTTTATTGAAAAATGGTTTCTCACCATGTTCAAAGCGTGCCTGTCGTGCTATTTGATATGCTTGTCGTACTCTTTCATAATCCTTTTGAATAATGTAAGATCCTTCATCTCCCCATAGATAAAAACGCCCATATTCATCTGCTGCTGGGTAAGCACCAAAGAAATCACCATCTATCGATTGGTAATTAAATGTCCAGCAGTTATACCCCATATCCCTATATGTTGGGACCGGACTATCGTTTTCTTCAGGGATTTTGTCAACAATCAAAATTGGTATACAATTTAGTTCCTCGATCTTCTTGTCACCGGTCATTAAGGCGTTATAATCATTTCCGGATAACGATTGTGCAGAAAATGTTTTTATTTTTCTTGCATCTTCTTCCGTCATTTGACCTTTAACTTCTATGTACAGATATGTAGGATCTCCTTCACCGATATAACCTCTATATCCATAGCAAGGCACTCTGAAATCAGGCAAATACGTTACATCATTTTTCGTATATCCTTCTGGCTCATAATCATATTCAACGTTTAAAGCATCAAAGAATACAGCCCATCTAGCCTCTAGTCGGCTTCTAAACCTGTAGCCGTTGTAATAAGTTTCTATAGCTTTCATGCAAATGGGTCCTCCGGTTCTTCTTTGTCTTGCTCGTTTAGCTTTAGCACTGTTAAACAAGCCGCAATAAACATGTTTGTCTGTTCTGCCCTGTAATCATCCAAAAAGTGTGTGGCCTGAGTGATCCTTGTATCATTCAGATGGTCCAAGTATTCAAAGTACGTATTCATCACTCGGCATTCTTTTTCGTTTAATTGCTTCATAGGCCGTAATACTCCCTGATCTTGGTATCAACCAACTTCAAATCATTGGGGATCTTTAGCTCTTCAAACATTCCTTCAGGACTCTTTGCTGTCGTATATCCGTCTGACTGAGTAATGAAGATATGCTCCTTATTTTCTATGGAAGCAAGTAATACAATGTCGAAGCATCCCTCAACAGTAAGTGCGTTGTCCAGCATTTTTCCAACAGTCTTGGCCTTTATCTCTCCGGTATTACTGTCTGTTTCTGTATGATGTAAGAAATATACGATCACATCATCCGGAAGATTGTGATTGATATAGTGGATAAGGTTTCTAAAGTGAAGTGCTATATCAGTAAATTTCTGATATCCTGTTTCCTTGGCTCTGTCAAACAGCTCATTCACCATCAGATATTGACTATCATCAATCACATAAGCCTTTAGTTGAGGATCCTTAAAAGTTGCTGCAATGATGGAATAAGTGGCATTCTTGGCAACCTTGAAGTCCTTAGCCCTAAAAGGTAAGTGCTGCTTTTCAACCTCAAATATCCCCACCTCTTCGGGGTTCATTGTCTTCATTGAGTAGCTCTTTCCTGATCCTGTCTTTCCTAAAATCAATACTGCAATTCCCATTACATAACCTCCACTTCTTTCTTGGATTTAGGCTCTACAATCGTTCCATTGGCTACTGTCAAAACGTCATTTACGTCTGACAAAAGCAAGGTATCAAAGCCTTCCGCCAGCCTTGACTTCATTTTGAATACCAGCAAATCAATAGCGGCCCTGTCCTTAATTGATTGTGATTCTGTTGCGTTATACATTGATTTTTCCCTCCTTTTTTGGTAGTATTGAGGGTGAGAAGAGCGACTAACCGGAACTCAACTCAACCCTTGGATCATGCCTTGAACATGATCCTTTTTTATTTCGCCAACGCATAAAACGTGTGGTGTCGATAAGTGAATACTGGTGTGAAATATCTCCCTAAATAGGTTGATTCACACTTCTCAAAACCGATAATCTTCGGTGCTACATTTCCTCGCTCTATATCCGCCAAGGCCAAGTGTGTGTCTGCATTGACTCTCTCGCTTGACATCCCTTCTGTATAGAATTGATGAGGCTGATAGATTACTTCTCTAATAGTGTTCGGCCACACAGAACTTGCGACTCTATTAAGTACCACCGACATTACAAATCTCTGTCCGTCAGGTCCTTCACCTTCTGCCTCTGCTGCCGCGATTTCCAATAAAAGCTGTGCATCTTCGTAAGAAAGCTCTACGCAGTCAACATCATGCGTCCTGGCAAACAACTCTCCGTCTTCTTTATTCACTTCTTCTGTTTGTGGAATTGCCTCAAACTGAGGCTCTTTGACTTCCTCATAGGCTGTTGACTTAATGGCTGTTATCCACAAGAAAATCAGCACTATGATTAGGAATAGATATAGAATTAGATTCCCCCAACGTTTATGTTGCACTTTTTTCAACCTCTCATCCCTTGATTAGAATTAGTAAGTCTTCATCCGAAAAATGAAGCACATCATCCAGCGCTATAAGCTCAAATACTGTGAAGCTATGCGGATCAGCTATTCTTCGGTTTAGCCTCTGATAATCAATCCCGGTTTCTTTTGCTAACTGGGTGAAGCTATCAAGATCCACCTCGATCATGTATCTCCGCAATAGCTTTTTGATGTTTAATTTTGTCGATACCATGCTTAGCCCTCAATCATTCTCGTTCTTTGATTAACACAAAATTAACGCAAAAGTTTAACATGTTAATTTTTTAGGGCAAAAAAAGAGTCCTGATAGACACGCCTAAAGCCTTTGCCAGCTTTTCAAGTGTTCCTGTTGTTGTCTCTACGTCCTCAGAACTTTCAAGCCTACTAATAGTAGGTCTGCTTACGCCAGAAAGCTCGGCCAATTCATCCTGTGACAGCCTTCTCTTCTCGCGCAATTCTTTAATTTTGTATTCCATTGCTTTTTCTCCCAAAACTTTTTTCGTGATGTTTTTGTTAAATCTTACGTTAAAACTTTTGTTAAACTTTGTCAATAGATTTTTCAATTTTCGTTGTGTTTATTATTAGTACGCTGTAAAATATATTTATCAGTATTGGAGGGTGTAAAAAAATGACATTAGGCGATGTTATCAAAGAATTTCGAGAGTTAAACAAGTTAAGCCAAGAAGAGTTTGGTAAAATGTCTGGTTTATCAAAATCTTATTTATCTATGCTAGAAAATAATAAGGACCCAAGAGGAAATCCAATAAAGCCAAGCATAGAAACTTTTGACAAAGTAGCCACAACTATAGGCGTAGATTTAGATACTCTTATCAGCAAGGTAGATTCAGATATTATCGTCAATATAAGAAAGCCTAAAAGTGATGATAGTTTTGATAACACAGACTTGGACGAAGAGCAATGGAAGTTTGTACAGTTCTGTTATACACACGCTTCACAAGAAGACAGAAACAGGGTTTTAACTATTTTGAAAGTAAGGGAAGAATGGAGTAAATATCAAGAGGTTCAAAGCTTCTTAAAAGGGTATTGAAACAAAATGATAGGAGGCAGACATTATGAAAGCAAACTGGGAATTTAAAGACTATATGATTGTTGGACTAATCATTCTTTTTATATTCTCTTATTGCTATAGTTGTGCCAGGGATGCAGAAAAAGCCAGTGACGAAGCCATAGAAGCGGCTTATGCAGAAGGTTACGAACAAGGCTATTATGATGGTGAAAACGGGAATCCCTATAAAAACGTGAGGTAATGATGAAAGCAAGAAGGCTTCCAAGCGGAAAATATAATATTGAAGTTTATGTAGGTAGAGACTCCCAAGGTAAAAGAATAAGGGAGTCTTTTACCGCTGCTTCCAAGGCAGAAGTTGAATTGATGGCCTCCAAGTTTAAAAATAACATTGATCGGCAAAGATCCTCTGATCTGACAGTAAGCGAAGCTGGTGAAGCCTATATAAAAGCCAATGAAAACGTACTCTCCCCTTCCACTTTAAGGGGCTATAAGATGGATGCTAAGAGGCTGCGGCCCATAAGTCATTTAAAAATCCGTAAAATCACATCCTACGATATCCAGTCTTTTGTATCTGAGCTATCTACTACCCACTCACCCAAGACAGTTAAAAATACTTATGCCTTTTTAGTCACTTCTATGGGCTTTTGCGGCGTTGAACAGAAGTTTAAGGTAAATCTACCTAAGATACCCAAAAAGGCGAAAAATGCGCCCGAGAATGAGCTAATCAAAGCACTTTATGATAACGCCAACCCTGTTATGAAACGTGCGATCATGTTGGCTGCCTTCCACTCACTAAGGCGTGGTGAAATATGCGGTTTAACTTATGGTGACTTAAAAGGGAACGCCCTTTTGATACACTCTGATATGGTACTGGGTCCTGAAGGATGGGTCCACAAGGAAACACCAAAAACAGAATCAAGCTATCGCCAAGTGTTCTTGACTGACAAAGAAATAGAAATACTAGGACAAGGCAATCCGGATCAATATATCGTGCCTATAAAACCATCAACCCTTGATGGTAACTTTAAACGCCTGTGCAACAAGTTGGGTATTGAGGGCCTTATATTCCATAACCTACGCTCCTACTTTGCTTCTGTTGCTGTAGCTATTGGAATACCAGACCTTTATACTTCTCACATGGGAGGATGGCGCGAAAATTCCTCAGTCTTGAAAGAGCATTACCAGAAAAAGATTGTGTCTATGGATGAAGCCTACACAACCAAGATGAATACTTATTTTGAGAATATGTTGGAAAATAGTCCGAATGAAATTCCGAATGAAAATTTAGAAACCTCATAAATACTAGGGTTAAGGTAGTGCCGGCAGTGGGACTTGAAAAGACTTATAAAACTTCACAAATACGCATGTTTTCTATGTTTTGCAACTATACTTTAATCAAATTTGATATATCTACAATCAGCATAAATACTGACTTTTATTATACATGACATACCGTTGTCCGAATGAAAGTCCGAATGAAATAAAAAAAGAGGTAAGGATCTCTCCCTACCTCTTCTTTCATTACTTCTTTTTCTTTACCCACTTACCATTTTCTAACTTTGGTATGCTCTTCCAGGTGCTATTGCCGTAAGCACTCCATATCTTCTTGGCCTCACTCTCAGAAGTGATCTTCTGGCTATTCAGATAAGATATGACTTCATCCTGTTTAATACCCTGGTTTCCATCTGCATCTATCTTTTTGTAGGTAGTTGCAAACTTCTCTGTGGTAAGCCCAGGAATAATGCCTTGTGCTTTTTCGTAGGTCTTAGCCGGTGAAATGCTTGTAAGGCCATAAGAAGACAAATCCGCTTTTGTTTCTTCTGTCTTTACTTTTTCTGCCTTCTCTTCCTTGGCCTGTTCAGCAAGCTTTTCAGCCTGTGCCATATCGCCGTTTTTAACGGCCTCTGTTATAGCCTTGCCAGCATTGCTATTAGTAGTTACCCCGGAATCGCCTAAAAGATCCTTTGCGGTATCTTTTGCTGTCTCGCCCTTATAATAATCCAGCAAGCCAGATATTCCACCATCCTTATAAGCATTGTAGGCTTTTGAATCCTTAGTGTAGTTAGGATCAATAGCTGCATTGCCTACGTGTTCAGCAATGGTATTTATACCCTTAACAATCTCTTCCTTCTGGGTTCCTTCAAGGCTATTAAACCATTCATCATTAGCAAGTGCGTCTCTGATCTCATAGTTGGCCTGTCCGTATGCCTTGGAAGCTGTAGTATAATCTTCAGGAGATACACGTTTGCCCTCAGCGTCCTTAAACTTTGACTGCCACTTAGGAAGTGTGTTGGCTACATTGCCTACTTCATAAGCTTCTCTGCTTACTCTGTCAGCGTCAGTCTCATTGATATTAGTCAAATAGCCGGGACTAAACATCTGATAGCCAAGTCTTGCAAGCGGATTATTAAATGGGCCGTTCTGCTGTTCTCTTCCGTAAGTATCTACATACGGCTGATTGAGCATTGAAGCGCCAGGGATTTTGTTCATCTGCTTTTTGACCTGACGATCAAGAACTCCGGCTACACCTTCCTGATCGGTATATGTGGATCTTCTTGTAGGGTCTATAGTCCTTGCTATCTGTCCGCCAAGAGTAGGAATACCCTGTGTAGCATATCCAGTTGCCACATTGTAGCCAAGAAGAGGCAGAATGTTCATAGCCTCGTTGTTCTGTGCGTAAGTGGCTGCTGTTTCAAGGGTATCTCTAACTCCCTGAAGCATTGAGGTTTCAATCAAAGGATCTGCAATTCTGTTTGCGGCCTCTACATAACCATCAATGTTATTATAAAAGTCCTCGTCTCCCTTGCCGGTAGAATCCCACAACTTAGCAACTTCAGCGCCTACCATCAACGGCATTACTGTAGGTGCAGCCCAGTCTATTGTATAAGACTTTCCGTTGATCTCTATTGCATAGTTCTGGTGTCCTTCTAATTCATCCTGGTATTTTGTATCAGGATTACTTGAATGAAGTATGCCCTTGTTATACAGATAGAATCCAAGTGCTGTAAGTCCTGTGCCGGTAAGAGTCTTAGACCAGCTATCAATAACGTCTGAAGCAAGAGTCCTTGCTACATCCTTTCCGGCCTTGTTCTTATAAACATCAGCCAGATTGCCAGCTCTTTTCCCGGTATTCTCATAAACCAGCTTGCCGGTCTTCTTAATGCTATCAATAGCTCCAAGTGGTGAGTATTCAAGTCCACTTCTCAAAACATTGGCCGGCGTCTTTTTGAACGGGACCATGCCTTCAATAAGTATGTGTCCTATGCCTGTACCTTCTTCCTTAGAAGTCTTAGACCATTTAGACAATACATCAGCTATCTTATTGTCCTCATGGAATGTGGCATACTCAGCCTGCTTTAAGGCGTAGTCCCTTGCTTTTTCAAGCTCCTGCACCTGATTGGAAAGCGTAGCAATTCTAGCCCGATCTGCGTCAGACAACAGCCTTGTCTCTCCAAGGTTTTTGAGGTTTCTCAACTCGTCTTCCGCCTTAAAAATATCTGTACTCATTCCGTTGGCCTTCATATATCCGGCCAGGGATGTTGAATACTTTTTCTTAACTGCGGAATAATCGCTGATTCCAGCATCAGTTACTTTCTCATAAAGCTGTGCAAGTTTTGAATTGAATACGCTCTTAGAACGTCTCAAAGTGTCCTTGCTCATTTTCTCATACTTAGATCCTATGATCTGTCTGTAACGGCTTGCGTCTGCATCTTCCGCACACGCTTTTATAAGTCCGCTATCAGTCTTTGGATTAAGTACGGCCTTTGTCCTCTGTATGCCTTCACCGCCAAGTGCCTTTACAGCCCTATCAACACCCTCTTCCGCAATTGCCGCAACACTGTTAGAAATGCCTGTAACAACATTAAAAGTCTGGTTGCCAATGTAGTTTCTGAGCATTGTCTTAGGGTTGCCAAGCATAGCAATATAACGCCAAGCCTCAAACTTCTCTTTAAGCGTAGCGTTGGGAAGTACCTCATTAGCCAAAAGCCTATAAGCCTCTGCCTGTCCTTCAACGAACTGCTTACTGTTAGGATCGTAATTGGATATCTGCTTAAAGATATTATTTACTTCCTGAAGTGTCTCGTCAGAGATACCAAAACTTCCTGTAGCCAGCTTCATATCAAGTGCATCTGTAAGCTCTTGCTTCGAAACACCTTCATGGATAAGGTTAGCCAGGTAGTCAATATCATCATCAGTAAACAATCCATCAAAGTCTGCGGACTCTTTACCAAGGGTATTCCTTACTTCTTCGGCGATCTGTTTAAGTGAAGGTGCTGCGTTCTCTGTTCTTACTGTCTCTTCTACAAGCGAATTAAGGGCATTCTGAAGCTTTCTGTTGGTAGGCTTAGGCATTTCAATACTTTCATCCAAGGTGTACCAATTACCAGTATTCAACTTATGCTCAATTTCACTTGTAATCTGCCATACAGGAATAGACTTATCTTCTGCAAGCTGTGTCAAAAACTCAATGTCATTGTCATTAAAATACTGCTCAACACTTCCAACTTCTCTGTTAAGCTCTGCTATAACACCGTTCTTAATCTGATCGTGAGTAAGCTCCGGCTTGATCTTTTTATCAGCTTTATGTCCCATGTCAGCCAGGGCTGTTGCAATACGGCTATTGCCTTCTCTTGCCTTTTTATTTTTGGATCTCCAAGGATCTAAGACGAGATCTTCTTCCGCCTTCATAGCGTCACCTAAAGCGCCGGCCGCTGTATTTCTTGTAAACTCGGCAGAAGCCTGTACAACTCTACCACTTTGTCTCTGTGCAGCGGCATTCTTAGTCATAAGTCTTTGAGCCTGTGCAAGCGATTGTCTATCACCCTGATCCAACAGGCGCTGTGCCTCATTATAAGCCATCTTAACGTCCAGCTCGTCATAATCCTCATAATTCTTATTGAGAATATCTGCGACTACGTTTTGACTGTCCTTATATCTCGCTACGGCATCAGCGTTCTGCTCTGCTTCAGAATAAACCCTGTAAGCAAAGTCCTTCTCAGGCATCTGATTACCCCATCCAAGTTTTTCGATTGTGTTTGTTCTAGCCTTGGAAGTTTTCCACTGATCTTTAGGGCCGTTTCCATCAGCAAAAGTCTGAAGTGGCTCTGCTCCTGGAACATTGTTTGCACCACGGTAAACATTAGTGCTATCAGGTACTGCGTCCTTCACAAATCTGTTGGGATTATTTATGTCCTGATCCACCCAATCATTAACCATATCGTCAATCAAGGCATCATCTACAGGATTCTCGGCTGCTGGATTCCTTGTGTAATATGGTCTTGCAATTCTATCTCCAAAGTCCTTACTTGCTACTGCATCATAATAGGAAGGATCGTACTCTTTCATAGCACGTTCATAGCGCTTTCTAGCTGCTTCTACTGCTTTTTTGGCTGTGTTTACTTCCTCTACGTCTGCACTATTATAAGCTGCTTTTTCATACCTATAGATTGCACCGTCAAGATCATCAAAAGCTTTAATCGCTTTTTCCTTCAGCACATTACCGGCGGCATAATCAGCCTGTGCTTTCTCTGCGGCCTTACGTGAAGCATACGTTTTGATTTTCCTGTTATTATCAAGATCAATAATCTCATACTGCATCTTGCCGTTCTTTCCAGGAACATCATTGATTGCGGTATTAGGAATAGAAAAGTCCTTGCTTTCAAGAGACTCTTTTATAGCTGCCCTGTTTCCGTAATAGCTATCACCAAGGTTTTCAAAGTCGTATGCAAGTTGCGCCTCAACATCATCACTTAGTAGTTTTGGTGCTTCCGGCTCAATTATCTCTGGTGTCTTCGGTATTTCTGCCGATTTAGGAGGCTCAATAGCCCTTGCTTCAGCGTCCATAGCTTTAGCTATTGCTTCAGCTTCGTTCTCTATAACTGGGGCTGCTGTACCAGGTCTTGCAGGAACATTTTCGGGGATCTCCGGCATCTGCTTTGCTATGTTTTCAATATTCTGTGTAGTCTCTTCTGCCTGTCTTGTAGCATTCCTTACAACATTATCCACGTCTTCAAGCTGTGGCATAGGCTTGTTGCCAAGTTTCTTTACAAGGCCAGGAAGCTCACTGACTGCTCCAAAGAAAGCATTACCACCGGCATTGATTAGACCTTCTTTTACAAGTGTGTCCTTTATCACATCATCAGACATACCAAGCGCTTTAAGCTCGTTATATCTAGGGATGGTATCAAGCGCTACATCCTGAAGGTTCTGCCCTATCTGATTACCGGCAATAGAGGCAGCTTTAGCGGCAA